TTCAGACAGTTCATCCATATTGGCAATTACAATTGGAATGGGGGAACTTAGAATGACACAAATGTGTTATGTCTGCCACAATGTATTCAAAGAATACGGAACAACAGAACATGTCGTACCATGGCTCTGTATTTGTCAGAAACAGTTTCAAGTGAAACGATCTGTTCAACAATTGATATCTCATCAATGTAAATGCCCTGTTCGAACGTTGAAAACTAGTGGGCGACTCATCGTATATTGTCGATGTGACTGAAAATAGTACACATCTTGGGTATCTAGTTTTTAGACCTTCACCTCCGGTGGAAGGGCGAAGGAGATAGAAAAGTGGGGCTGTGGTCACACTATAGGGACTGGTTTCTAGATACGAAGGGAGGTCTACATTGACCGCTGGCGCTACGGGGCGAGGTATTATAGACCCCGTTATACCTCATGTGGTTTATGGCTCGCCGTAATAACAACAAGATGACTCGTGGATCTAAGTTAGAACCTGCTGTTACTGAACTTAGATTTAATCTCCCAGCTGTGGGAGCACCATCGTATGTTGACTTGAATCAAATAAATTCCCTGGTCAATCGCAGATTTTATAGACAGGGATTAGTTAATGCTATTCAGAGTATTGAAGTTCAATTTACTCCTTTAGTTTCTGGAACCCCGGCTACGGGTACCGTAACAATTTCCAAAATGCCAAGCACATGGATATTTTCTAATGCTTGGCAAAAGTCGTTTGCTACTTGGCAACGTATGAATTCAGAGGCTTTGGAAGAATCACCTTCGGTTAGGCCTCGATTCTTAGATTTTAAAATATATGCGGATGCTGAGCATCATCAAGCAGGATTTGTTCAGAATATGAAACCCTTTTCCACAGCTACTGGAATTGGGTTTCCTTTGACTGGTGAATGGGAGGCTTCTAAGGCTTCTATTCCTTTGGTTTCACCTGCAGGTGCATTCCTACCGGGTGAAACAGTAGAGCGTGAATTTGTTGGTGTCGGTGCTAATTACCCTGGTATATCACCGGCCACTGGATTTAATGCATTGTCCTTGGTTGAAGGATACGCAGCATCTCGTGGTTTGCCCAACATTGTAGATCCTAACACTCCAGCAGATGCTTCTGATACTGGAGGCGGTACTCCAGAGAATTGGATGACCGCTATTTTTAATGATGGAACCGATCAAAGTGCTGATGTGCTTGAAGATATGGTTACAGAAAACAATACAGCCCCTTATCCATTTGAGAATGGGCCTATCCCTGGAGGCGGAACTTATTTGGATACATTATATCCTGGTGGAGCAAATCAATTTCCTGGTATGCAATTCCATGATAAATTATTGATTACTACTTCAACAATTGGTGGTTCTGATACCGCTATTGGTGGATTATTCCCTTGTGGATTACTTAGGTTCGATACTTCGATAACCGGTGGAACGGCTCAAGTTATCATTCGATTAGTTCCTGGTGCTCATCGAGGACTTATGGCCGCTTCAATGCTGGAGATGTGAAGATAATGAATGCAGCTCCAGAAATCATTGAAACAGTTAAGCCTGTTCTTACTGCAGGTTCAATGTTGAATCATCTGAAGAACAACAGACTCGAGTATCTTCTCGGAGTCGGTCTTCTCCACCTTTTGGGTGTGTCAGATGCCGTAATCACCAAAGTGTCAGGAGTGTGCTTCTGATGGCTTACAATTATGGAAAGTCTTTCAAGAAAGACGGAAAAATGGTCCGATATCGTTATACGGATAAGGATCCTAAATCTAAAAAATTAGTAGGTGTTCCTGCTAAGAAAAAAAACACACGTCGTAAAGCGAAGAAGTGAGTAACGTGTGTCCTAAATGTTCATCTAACAACGTTAACGTTGTAATGATTGATGACCATGAATTTGAACGACCCATCTTTCATCATACTTGTGAACGATGTGATCAGGAGTGGGTTGAATGAATTACGAGATGTATATTCCATTTTATGGGAATTATTTACAGGTCGAGCGATTATTGTCTGAAGAGGAGCGAAGCCGACCTTTTGGTCAGCAGGCTGCCGATGCAATCGTTTCTGGTTCAATTGCCGGTATTACTTTTGGAATTGGATTACATTTCTTTCCAAGTCATGGTGGCGTATTGATGGCTCAACGAATGGTTGCTGGAGTTTCATCAGTACCTTCGTTAATACCTTTGGCTGTTCCATTGGTATTGGCTGGCGCAAATTTTGCGGTAATAGAATCAGCTCCCGAAGAGAAACAACGTGGAATGTGGCAAATGTTTAGCAGTGGCTTAACTGGAACGTTTGGTGGAGATTATTCCGGTTTAGTTTAATTACTTCCTAGACTAACCTATGGTTATGGAAGGATACAGTTTAGGCCCTCAATCGTCTTTATTGGGGTCTATATCCCGATGTATTAACTGCGGGTTTGATTATTGTGGGTGTTGGCGATGAGCGACATAAACAAACTTCTTGTGTTTTTAGGTCGTATTGATAATCTCAACGAAAACTTGTTTCAGACAGTTCATCCATATTGGCAATTACAATTGGAATGGGGGAACTTAGAATGACACAAATGTGTTATGTCTGCCACAATGTATTCAAAGAATACGGAACAACAGAACATGTCGTACCATG